CCGAGCGATAGCGATGTAATTATGTTAGCACGAAGGGTTACCCCTTCTTGATAGCTTCTGCGTGTCTTTCGCGCATCATATCCCAATTAGCTATTTGAAGGATCTGATCGTAGGTAATAATTCTACCCGAGATCTGCTGAATGCTATCAGTTGTAGCCTCGTGCAGTTCCTCGATCGTCTCCTCCCTTAGGTTATGAATTACGTTCATAAAACGAGCAAAGTGCTCGTGATTATACAGAGTCTTAAGATCTTCTTCCAGTGCCATAATTATTGAGCTGCCTGCTTGATTAAATCCACCGTGCGAGGTCCCCGGCTCTTTACTTGCTTGAACCATTTACTGTCCTTGGCTTCTGCCGCAGCAGTCTTGTAGTCGTTATTCTTTAGGGCTTCCTTCATCTTCTTGAACTTGTTCAGCTTAGTAAGTCCCAGATTAAAGGACATATCAACCAGAGCCATCTTGACTGACTCCGGACGCTTGGAGAAACCTTTGTCGAACTTCATCGCGTCCTTGTAAGCCTGAGTCANNCTATGNTTGTACAGGACCCGGGTCTCGTTCTCTGTCAGTGCTCTCCCCTTGAACAGCTCATTGATGTCCACGTTGATTGACTTCAGGAACCNTTGGTTCGCCTTGTCCTCTAGGTTNAAGCCTATGCCTATACTNCGGTTGCCCTTNGTGTCCTTGTACACCTGAGGCTTGTTGCCCTCGTTNAGGATCAGCATATCCTGATAAGCCTTAGCCCGCATCTGGTCAGCGCGGCGTTGAGCCTGCTGAGCTGTAGTTATGTTCTGAGTCATATTACAGATCTTGGGTGCTGACTTGACCCATTGNGGCAGGAGCAGTACCAACGCGACCAATCTGAGCGTTNTGAGCTTGCTGCATCTGGAACGTGTACTGACCAGCGTACTTCTGCAGACGTGCTTGGAATGCTTCATCTTCCTGTAGTTTCTGCTGAATATCTGGTTGGCTTACGTACTGCTGAATTGCCTGAAGAGCAATCTGAGCACCGGACGGGCGTGCAGGCATTTCAATACCTGCGTGAATCTTGGTCAGGTCGTCAGTTACTTCTTTAATAACTTGCTGCTGCGCGCTTTCAACTGGCTGAAGAACCGCGTCAGCCATAACCGGGTCAATCGAAGCAGCACCAATGTCAAGTAACGCGTCAACGTTAAGACGATTATTACGGTTGAGCTGATTGAGCGCAACAAATTGCTGAAGCTTTTTCTCGACAGTTTCAGGGTCAGTGTTCTGCGCGTCGAAGTTAATAAGGATGTCAAAGTTTTCATCAGGATTTCCTTTGGTCAAGATTTGCGGGTCAGGNATTCCTGTTACTCGGAAGAAGATCTCGTCAGGTCCGAACCGTTGGAAACAACGGAAAGACATCCGGATCACCTCAGCCGTGTGCTGCAGGAACTTGTCTATGAAGAACTGCTTACGAACTTGGCTGATTTGACTCGTCTCGTCAAGACCACAAATGCGGTCAGCTTGGGCTAGCATAGTCTGCTCGATCTCGAGAGAGCCTTGATTGAATGCAGGGGTAGGCGCGAAGTCCAAGTCCCCTTTACGGCGGTAAGGAATCATACGACCGGGTCCCCAGTCAGCGGGTGCTTGACCCACTGGGTGCAGGATCGGAGGTACGGTTGAAATACTGTTGCGGTCAATGCGTGAGTCGCGCTCNAGCTTTACNGTGTTCTGAATACCGCGAAGTACGTCAGGCAAAGTCATCGTGTCGTACAGACGCTTGGAGTCCTCGGACAGTCGCGTGACTACTACAGGGTAGTCCTCGTATCCGTTCAGTAGCTCGAACTTGGCGTAGCCCGGTACTCCTCCGGCTTCGTCCCCGTTGAACTCCTTGTGAAATACGGTGCAATAAATACCCTCTGAGCCGTCTTCTTCGTCAATGAGACGTTGGTATCCGTAAACAATTTCAATAAGCTCCTCAGCCTCGTAAGATGCGTCATTCAGGAAGTTAGAACGACGACCCTCTTGCTCGCGCTCGATGGAGTCCACGTTAACGCCACGGTACTTGTTAATGAGATGATCGACGAAGTCCGCGTCCCATCCGTCAGTTGCCACCTTTTGCTGTAGCTCCTGAGCTGTGTAGTAAGTACGCCAGAAGCAGTAAGGTGCTCGCTGCGGGTCAGTTACATAAGGAGGAAAGAAGAAGTCCCCGTCAGGAGCAAGGGTCTTGACCTCTGGTGCATTTACTTGACGCTTCGAGAACGGTAACTCTGTCTCGCCTTTCTTGCGAAGTTCCTTGAGAGCTTTCTTTGCGCGCTTCTCGGTAAGTCCAGTAAATACATTCTGGAGTAAAACAACTAACTCTGAGTCGTCATTACCGGACTCAACCGCGCGGTAAATGTCGGGTGACATCTGCGCGATTTGCTCCATAGTAATGATTTGTTTGAATGAGCGATCCTCCCGATGCCACCCGACGTAAGTAATTAAAAGACCTCGTTCCAGCAAGTAGTTAGCCCCTAGTTCCATCTCGCGGAAGAAGCGAGGGATGTACCCGCTGGAGATCATCCACTTCATAAACCCGGACACTATCTTGCTGCGTGCAATGTCGCCGGACTCAACAGGNAATGCTCGTACGTTTGCACGGCGNAGAGANGTCATCAGCAACGANACCAGTCGAGTAATGCGCTCGTCAATGCAATGGCACTCTGAGTCCGACGCCCCNTCCCAAGGGAATGCGTCAGCTCCGTGCTTCCGGTGATCCCGGGACTTACCTGCCCACCAGTTGCGGCGGTCGTCGTAGCTCGTACGGCATAAGTCGAAGTAAGCCTCTAGCTCGACCATTGTCTGGTCNTANGCATANGATAAGGCTTTGATGTCTGGCTTCGGTCCTACGTAGGTAAGACCCTCTGAAATAGTTTCACTTTGCATTTAGTCGATGTTTAATTGAGTCCATCATATTGAAGAAGTTACTCTTCGAGGTTCCAATTCTATCACATAGTTCCACGTTACTCATAGGTAGCTCGGACTCGTGACGAACGTAGCGGCAGAGAAGCTCCCAAGCTATTAGCCTATCTCGCTGCTCTTGCTCCCACTTAGGGCACATTGTCTCATCGTTTAATGTATCTGTAGCTGGTTCCTCGTGCATCTTCAATAGCCTCGAACATAATTACCTTCTTTGTTAGCTTTCCTCGAAGACGTCTAGGTACTAGCACCGGTACTCGTTTGCCGATTTCTTTGGAGTACACGAAGTTAAACTTCTTGTTCGGGCACTCTGAAAGTACCTCTCCCTTGTAGTTCTTCGGGATTATTTCTTCGATGAACAGACCCTCGCGCACTACAGCTTGAGCCTCTTCACTCAGCCAAGTATTCTTACCCTTACCGGTAATGCACTCCGCTGGTATCTTTTCCTTTACTATGCTTAGAGCTTCTTCAAATTCTACATTGTACTCCTCTGCTAGTTGAGTCAGTTTCTTCTTCATTAGTATCCTCCTGTTCCTCTTTTTGTTACGGACATATCTGAGTCCGCAAAATAGTCCGGACCCATTCCGGCGTTAGACATCCGCAAGTAACGGATAACGTCAAAGAAGTCCTTCAGTGCTTCGTCTGATTTACCCTGAGCGTTGTAGTTAAGTAAGCTTTCGATCAGGTTCCCGCAGTCCTTGTGCACGTAGCACCTAGGTCTGTTGGCTTCGTCGATCTCGTAGTCAGGGTTATAGTAAAACCATTCGTCCAGAGCTGTGTTACCTATCTTTTCCTGAGATCCGTCAGTAGGTAGGTAATTGAACCCGTAGTCATAGAAACTAGTAAATAGGTCTACATTGTTCTCGTTCTCCTTAGCAAAGAAACGGGAGTCACCTATGCGTTCCGTTACCTCTATTCCTAGCTCGTCCTCTATCTCCTCAAATAGCTGGCAGTAGCGTTCTACGTCGTACCCTAGCTTCTTTGAGGCTGGACCGTACTTCCACTTAGGGTCACCAAACAAAGCCCACTCTCCGTAGGTTGCCCGATCGGGAAACTCCTTGCGTATAAAGATCTCCTCCTCCTCTGATACTCCAGCCCAGATGCTTACGTAGTTCCTAGCAAAGGCTGGGTCAACTACTTGATACCAAGTAAGATCCTCGCAATTCGGGAAGGTTAATCCGTATTTGTTAGGTTCATCCGACAGTACGTTGATCTCCGGGCTGAAGTTCGGGATCAATGAAGTCATTGACTTCGTAGGCAATCCGTACGCACGGACCATTATGGTGTCGTCGTCAGCCTTTCTCAGGTCCTTGGCTATACGTTCGTAGCCACCGAAGGGATTCTCGTCTGAGTGCAGGTAAACAACCCCAGCGTCTCGCTCAGGGCTGTACTGCTTTACCGGGACCTTCTTGTTCAGCAGCTCCGCGTATCTGGTCTCTAGTGTCTCCGCTCCCTTCAGGTACTCAGAAACGAAGGGCGTGTACCCGTCAATCGGAGTAAAGCCAAGCAGCATCTTGGAGTTACGTGTAGCTAGTCGGAAGCGAAGGGTGTTAACCAGAGCAGCGTCACCTAGGTATTCGTCCAGCCAAGCTCCTATATTTAGACCGGTAGGGTTCCTGAACCCGAACTCAAAACCTTCGAGGATGGTATTGTTGTTACTGAACTGCGTATAGGTCTTGAAGTCCACCCGGGTCCTTGTGTCAGGGAAGATAAAGGAGGACCCAGTAAAGCCATTCTGCATAGAGAAGTTAATGTAACCCTCGATGCTCTTGGTCTTTCTCCGGAACTCCTTGGGCATCATCTCCCATACGGCAGCCTGCTGTACCTTTACTGAGGTGTCAGCGTTCTGGCTGAAGCATACAATATGACCGTCGTTTGAATTACTTACAGCTTCCATAAGAAGCTTAGCGCATCCGGTCGTCTTACCCGAACGGTTACCGCCAAAGGTAATTACCTCGTCGTACTCAGAAAGTGCTTCTCTGATCCGTGACCATCCATCCAGATCGAAGCCGTAGCGAAGAGGGTCCTCCTCCGCAGCCTGTATCCTACCCTCGTGAGCCTCGTGAAGCTTAGCCAGCAACTTAGGGTCTAGCTCCCCTAAGGTTACTATCTCCTCGTCCGTAGGCGGCTTGAGGATTGGGTGCTTCGTGAACTCAATAGGCATTATACTTCCTTGCCGTTTACACGTACCTTGATCTTACGGTCAGTGGGTTTCTTACCCCAGTTGATCCCGTCGTAGTTCTTAGCCTGCTTCTCGCGGTTATGACCCTTGCGTGGAGCGCATCCCTTGCCCATAGTTATTCTCCGTTAGTTTTAAGTTAATGCTATGGATTATCTCCTCCATAATAAAGCTGTGCCGCTTCAGTACGTCGTAGTAAATGTTAAGTACCTCTCCCTGCGTCCGTACCTCATCCTTCAGTTGCTTTACCTGAAAGCATAAGAAACCAACTGTAAGAACCGTCACTAGAAACAATAGAACTAATAAAATCCGTTTAATCCTCTGCATCGATAACCTCCGCGTTTATTTGCTTAGCCTCCTGTATACGCTGCTTAGCAGCCTCTATGGTGGCGTCGTAGTCCTCCTGAGTGTAGACCTTCCGGTCCTCTGTAATCTGGCTAGCCTCTCCCCGGGCTGTAAGAGCCTCGCGGACTGAGTTAGCCTTAGCTATAGAGATCTCTTTAAGATCTCGGAAAGAGACTTCCATCTCCGGGTCGTTCTCCATACGGTCGCGGACCTTCTCGATCAGGTCCTCCTCTAGTGAACTTATGGACAGGTAGTTCCTCGCAGCTATCCTGCCGGACAGCTCCTTGAACTTCCCCATATAGTCGGCGTAGTCCGCGAGAATGTTAATGACCGTCCCGCGGTCGAAGCCGTACTTCTTTACGATTCTAGTCTGGCTATTGCCTATAGAGGACAGGTAAAGTACCTGAGCTACCTTCGCCGGGTTATGCCTAGAGATACTACGTAGCTGCAGCTTCTCCTTACCGGACGCTACCTCCCGGATCGATTCCTCGATCTCTGTCAGTAGCTCGCTCTTGATGTCGTCTTCCTCTGGCATACTGAGATCAAGTCTCAATAAAAAATATTTGTCAATACTTTATTTTGTGCTTGACACACTTTTCTTTGCTGTGTCTCATATATGAGAGGTCTCAGTTAAGTCTTCCAGTCTTGGTCAGTTGAATGCCTCGTACAATTTTTTTTCTTAAAAAAAAAAATATGCTCGTACCTGCCTACGGTCTTATACGGGCAGTCTCATATATGAGACACATATAGGTCATCCTGCCGGGACAAAGCCCTTGAGGTGTTCATTTTTTTAGGGCTGGATTTATGATATACACGCGCGACGGGCGCAACTGACTGCGATCCCCTCCCCCCGTCCGACACGCCAGACCCGAGACTGAGACTCAATCTCAACAGTGGTCGCCAGCCGTAGACAGCCTAGAAAGTACTGGAGTCCTACCGCACTGCCCAGACGTAGGCAGCCTAGAAAGTACGCGTCCGCTACTGGACCGCGCAGACGTAGTCAGCCTAGAAATGCAAGGGGCTGTATAATGAGAAGAGTTTTTATTTCGCATAGAGGCGATGCATCCAGAGCAGGGTCTACCCTAGCTACAGGTCATACAAAGCCTAGAAGCAGGTCAGTCTAGGGGGGCGAAAACAGGGGCAAGAATTACTGAGACTGGATCTCAACTGCTAGAATGCGAAAATGCCAATTTTGCCTATATGGGCTTTTCTTTCCCTTCGAGGGTCTACGTACCAGATGGAAATCGGACGCCGTGAAGAGGCTCTCAGGGGGCTTAGAATCGATTTCATTTTTCGAAAAAAAATGTTTTATCAACGACTTACGTAATTCTATCAACGACTTACGAAAGAGTTATCAACGACTTATGTAATTCCCTAGAATGAGTATAAAAATAGTTGTGCAAAGTTGTTGACAGTTGTGATCGGGTATGCATTGTAGGTGGCATCGTTCTTTTCCTTCTCCGTAGTCTTCACTACTCGCCCGCTCGGGCGGTACGCTCCTACGGTTGAAGCGGTCTCTTCGGGATTGACTGGGAATCCCTCGCA